CGAAATGTGACGGCGCAGGATGCCCGCAAAAAGAGAAGTGCTGGCGGTATCTGGCTCCCACAAGCCCGCATCGGCAGTCGTATATCAAAAGTCAATGGAACGGCAAGAACTGCCCATTGATCATGCCACACGGACACGATTAAAGGAGGTAAAGATTGAGCAATCGACTGAATGACCTTCAGCGGCAGCGCAAGTCACGCCTGGCAATCCTGGATCTTTACGAACAAGCATCACCTGAAGCGAGGCGCTTGGTACGCGATATGATGACCATTGACATCGATCTTACCGAATCACTGCTTGAGGTGAGCCCCGGAAGCGTTGGCGGCGGCGATAGTAAGGTGCCCGGCTGCATGACCGTTGCCGAGATTCAGCGCGAGATGATACGGGACGCAGGTTTTGCCATCCACGGTGCCGAGCGGCGGCTAAGGCGATTATTTGCCACGATCTCTTGACAATCGAAGCGTCTATGGATACGATGTAAGCGCAATAGCGAGAACTGCGCTCAAATTCAGATTGCTTTAAATACCATAACCGCCTGCAAATGGCGGTTTTTTCGTGGGAGAAACATGGCGGACAATTTCCAAAAATCCGGCGCTAAAAAAAGGAAGCGGCCCGGTCCGTACAAGTTTACCGACCTGAGAAAAGGGCAATATCTCGCAAGGTTAGCAAAGGGTGAGCGCCGTACACTAGCAGCGAAGGCTATGCGCATCAACTACTCCACGGTACTCGACCACATCGCCACCGACGAAGATTTCGCCGCCGCCGTGATCGAGGCCGAATCCCAGGCGGACCTCATCATCGAAAACGCCCTTTTTGAAACGGCGAAGGATGGCAATGTCACCGCGCAACAGGTTTGGCTTTACAACCGCAAACCGGAAAGCTGGCGGGACAAACGCAATATCGAGCATACCGGCAGGGACGGCGCGCCTATCGTTTTCGAGCTTGATATGGGAAAGATGAATGGCGACCAGGACGAAGGCTAGGAAGGGTATCTACCGCCGCCCGCCGCTGTATCCGAAACAGGACGCCGCCATATTCACCCCGGAGCGCTACGCTATCACCGAGGCGACGACCAAGAGCGGTAAAACCGTCGGCTGCATTGTCTGGCTCACCGACCAAGCCATGACCAACGGCGGGGAAGGGCGAAACTTCTGGTGGGTAGCACCCGTCTACCCGCAAGCTAAGATAGCCTATCGCCGCCTCAAGCGCTCCGCCTCGGAGTGCGGCATCACGGCGAACGAATCGGAGTTATCAATCCGGCTGCCAAACGGTTCGGTAATCTGGTTTAAGTCCGGGGAGAAGCCGGACAACCTTTACGGGGAGGACGTGTACGCGGCGGTTATCGATGAGGCATCTCGCCTACGGGAAGAAGCCTGGCACGCGGTGCGCTCGACCTTGACCCATACGAAGGGCCCGCTACGCATCATCGGTAACGTCAAGGGCCGGCGTAACTGGTTTTACAAGCTGGCGCGCAAGGCCGAGTCCGGGGAGCCGGGCATGGCCTATGCGAAGATCACCGCCACCGACGCGGTAGAGGCGGGCATCCTGGACGGGGCAGAGATCCAGGACGCGAAGGCGCAACTTCCCGCCGCTGTGTTCGCGGAGCTGTACATGGCCGAACCCTCGGACGATGAAGGCAACCCGTTCGGCATTGAGGCCATAGCGGCCTGTGTCCGGCCCCTATCGGACGCGGACCCGGTAGCGTGGGGCATCGACCTTGCCAAGTCCCAGGACTGGACCGTACTTATCGCCCTGGACGCTCACGGCAACACCTGCCGGTTCGAGCGCTATCAGGCGCCCTGGCAGGACACTATCCGGCGGATCCGCGAATCCGTAGGGATGATCCCGGCACTGGTCGATTCGACCGGCGTGGGTGACCCGGTGCTAGAGGCCCTGCAAGAAGGCGGCCGCGATAACTTCAAGGGCTTCAAATTCTCCGCCGCCTCGAAGCAGCAGCTTATGGAAGGGCTGGCGGTAGCCATCCAGCAGCAGGGTGTTGGCTACCCCGAAGGCCCGATAAGCTCAGAGCTGGAAAGTTTTGAGTACCAGTACACGCGCACCGGCGTACACTACAGCGCCCCGGAGGGCGTACATGACGACTGCGTATGTGCCCTGGCGCTGGCAGTAAGCGAAGCAGGCACCGGCCCGGAACCGGAGATAGGAGTTATCGTCTTTTGAACCTCTGGCAGAACGTCAAAATTTTAATGGCGGGTGACCTGGGAAAGGCCGCCGGCGGTCCCGATTTGATCATGGGCTTTACCGGCATAGGTGAAGGTCAACCGAAGGATTATCTTGCCTATGAGCAGACTTACGGCTCCGAGGTCTGGGTATACGCCTGCGCCTCGAAGCGGGCGGAGTCGCTTGCATCCATACCCCTGCGCTTCTACCGGCAGGGCAAAGAGGTCGACGCACCCCCGGCGCTCGCCACGCCTAACCCCGAGATGACCCTTGCTGACCTGATCGAGTCCTGGGGCCTGTTCATGGCGCTTACCGGAAACGCCTATTGGGAACTGGCGATTGCCGGGCGCGGTATCGGCGGTCTGTATCCTCTCAGGACTGACCGCATGAAGGTGCTGGCGGGAAACCGCACGCCCGCAGGTTACGAGCATAACGTCAACGGCAAAGTTCAGCGATACGCGGCGGAGGAGATATGCCATAGCAAGTATGAACACCCTTTCAACGACTGGTATGGCATAAGCCCTATCGAGGCAAGCGCCCTAGCGGTAGACTCCTCCGAGAACATCCGCAGGTACGGCAAGAACTTCTTCAAGAACTCTGCCCGCCCGGATTACATCATGGAGGCGGAGGGCAACCCTAAGCCGGACGCGCTTAGGCGCATAAAAGCCGCCATCCGCAAGCAGCACGGCGGCGTGAGCCGGGCGCATAACCCGATGATCCTGACCGGTGGCCTTAAGTACCGGGAGGTCGCGCTATCCCCGAAGGATGCGGAATTTTTAGCGCAGGCAAAGCTCAACCGCGAGGAGATATGTGCGGCGATGAAAACCCCGCCGGCGCTCGTGGGCATCTTTGAATACGCGAACTATGCCAACGCCGAGGCTCAGGAGAAGATGTTCTGGGGCGGCGTGGTCACAAGCGACGCCCGCAAGCTACAGGCCGTTTTTAACCGCTTCATCCTGCCGCGCATGGCGACGGGCGTGACCTGCGCCTTTGACCTGTCTGGCGTGGCAGCCTTGCAATCGGACCCGAAAAGCGTATGGGAGACGCGCAAGATACAGCTCGACACCGGCTCAAGGACGGTCAACGAACTGCGCGCCGAAGATGGCCTTGACCCGGTGGCATGGGGCGACGAGCCCTACAGCGCCGCGCCTGCTTTCCCGCAGCTCCCCCCGGCAAAGGGCAAGGCCGAGCCCTGCGAGTGTGAGGCGCACGCTCAAACGGAGTCGCCCGCGCGTAGCCTCAAGTCTCGCATCATGGTCAAGCGCACGCAGGCCGCGCGTGACCGCGTCCTGGGCCCGATAGCCGCCGATATACACGCGGCTATGACCAAAGTTTTTACCGGCCAACAGACACGGGCGCTAAAGCGCCTGGCCGAACTGGTAGGCAAGTCGATCAAGCTCACCGCCTCGGAACTTCTGGACGAGATGGCGGAGCAGGACTTGACCCATACCGCCGTATATGAGCAGCTCAAAGCCGCAGTGTTGGCCGGCGCGATAAACGGTGGCAACCTTGTCGGCGTGGATATGGAATGGGATCTGACGAACCCTTACGTCATCGAAGCGGCGAAGGGCATCGGGGAGAAGCTGGCGGAGCAGGTAACCGCCACCACGCTTGAAAACCTTCGCGAACAGGTAGGCAAGGGCATAGCCGAAGGCGAAGGATACCAGGACTTGAAAAAGCGCGTCGAATCCGTCTTTGACCAAGCGAAGGGCTACCGGGCGGAGATGATAGCACGCACTGAATCAGCTAACGCCTGGGGCAGCGGGCAGCTCGAAAGCTATAAGGTCAACGAGGTGGAGAAGGTCGAGTGGCTGTTCGGTGCGGGCCCGTGTTCGTCTGGGGTTTGCGAGGAGGCAGACGGCGAGATCGTGGCCTTAGGCGAGAACTTCCCAAGCGTGGGCGTATCCTCGGAGCCGGCGCATCCGAACTGTAGCTGCACGGTCATACCTGTAATCGACTGAAAGGGCAAGCAATGGAAAAGAAGGTCAAAAGCATCCCCGCATACTTCAAGGCCGCCGGGGAGGAAGGCATCATTGAGGCCATAGTGTCCGTATTCGGCGTCAAGGATTCCTACGGTGATATCGTCTTGCCCGGCGCGTTTACCCAGTCGCTACAGGACAAGTCACCTATCGGCGTGTGGATGCACGACTGGGATCAGCCTATAGCAAAGACCCTTGAGGCCCGCGAACTGATGCCGGGAGATCCACTGCTGCCCGAGGAGATAAAGGACAACGGCGGCCTGTATATCAAAGGCCAGATTATCAAAGGCGTCCAGCGCGCCGATGAAGCGTACCTGCTGATGAAAGAGGGCGTCATAGATGAGTTTTCATTTGGCTACTACGTCAAGAACGAGACATGGGACAACGAATCCCAGACGAACTTCTTAAACGCCGTTGACATCGTGGAATGGTCGCCGGTGGTACGCGGCGCAAACCCCGCCACCGTGCTTATGGGAGTGAAGCGGGACGCCCCCGAACTGACCACCGCCGAGAAGTTCACCAAGACCCTTTCAAGACTTTGCAACCTCACGCCCGCCATGGTCAAGGCCGCTGCTCTAAGCG